GATTACCTTCTTAGCACTAGCACCACTTGTTTAGTAAGTTAACGAACATGGGGGAGTGTATTCTCCCCCGATTTTTAAAAAGGAAAACTATGACAATATCAGAAGAAGGCAAGAGCTTAATTAAAAAATTTGAAGGATGCGAACTTACAGCATATAAATGTGCTGCAGGAGTTCCAACAATCGGCTACGGACATATAAAAGGCGTAAGTATGGGCGATACAATAACACAAGAAGAAGCAGATGAAATGTTTAACCATGAGATGAAGGAGTACGAAACTTACGTGAACACAGCGGTAACGGTTCCACTTTCTCAGAATCAATTCGATGCAATTGTGTCTTGGGTGTTCAATCTCGGTAATGGAAATCTCAAAGCTTCAACAATGTTGAAAGTCATCAACTCTGGCGACCATGCTGGAGTACCTGCTCAAATCAAAAGGTGGAACAAAGCAGGTGGAAAAGTTTTAGATGGCTTAGTGCGAAGAAGAGAAGCAGAAGCGTTATTATATCAGGGAGCAATCTGGGAACATGTCTAAGCAAGAGTTTTTAGAGAAGTTAAATGATTGGTGGTTCTGGTTTAAGAATCTATTTCTATCTTACTACGAACTTACAGTAAGTTATAATTCAGTATATGGTGACGCAGATGATGAAACATTTATAGTCGCAAAGTTTTATAAGAAGCAAGATAAGTATCTTCAGTTCAAAACCGAAGACGGCGATATAGTAGAGATACGAGGAGCTGAAGGGCTCAATTATAAAATTAAGGAGTTATAATGAACCAACTTTATATAGGAATTATATTAGTGTTGGGTCTAGGTAGTTATTACCTGTACCAACAAAACCAAGTGCTAACAGCAAATAATATGGCACTTGAAGGAGCAGTTGCTACTCAGGAAGAAGCAATAAAGACAATGCAGAACGATTTTGCATTGCAAACACAACAACTAGGCGAACTTCAAAAGAAGTCCCAAGAAGCTCAGTTAGAGATGAATAGATACCTAGACATCTTTAAGAGACACAATTTAACAAAACTAGCATCAGCAAAGCCTGGGTTGCTAGAACCAAAGATAAACAAAGGAACTAAACATGTATTTGAGTCAATCGAAGAAATTAGTCGCACCATTGATAGCCTTGATGATGGCGTCGAGTTGCAGTCTAATCCCAACTAAACAAATAGAAGTAACAGCAAAGCCCATGGACAGGATAATAACACAACCTGTTCTACCAAGAGAAATAGATTTAAAGCTACCTTTATGGTATGTAGTTAGTGATAAAAACATTGACGAGTTTCACGAAAGATTAACAGAAGAACATGGACAAGTAGTATTTGTAGCTATGTCCATACCAGATTATGAGTTGATGTCATATAATATGCAAGAATTAAAGCGTTATATAACTGAACTCAAAGAGGTCGTAGTTTACTATGAAAAAGTGACAGACCCAGAAGCACTAAACAATGATACAAGCACTAAAAATTAGAAACAGAGAAGTAATTACTCGATTGGATTTAATGGCAAAGACTGTGTACAAACAGCCTGCAAGTTATAATCAAGCACCTAAACCTAACATAACTTTAGCAAGACTACGCACAGCTATGGCTGCAAATGATGGTAAGCACGAGTTAACAAATAATATTGATTATGTAGGTAGAGAATCACCTGATGGTGGAGTAGACTTCGGCAGATTAAGAAATATATTTAGAAATATTATTTGCAGTAAGACTGGTACTCAACAATGGTATTGGGACACATACATGGCTCAAGTACCTTATTGGGGTTGGACTGGATGGAATAACAGCAAAGGAAAAGGTAAAATGTTCCTTAGATTTATTCACAATTCAGGTCGTGGAGAAACTAGATATGTTTCAAAAGGCAGATATAAAAAGATACCAGACCAACACTCAGTATATAATGCTGACTGGACACTACTCATAGGAGAACAAGACGGAATAGATGATTGGATGGCAGATAGAAATTACAACAAAAAACCAAGGTGTGTTCTAGAGTTAGCAATACCGAGTACAAATAAAGTTGCATGGCAAGAAGCATGTGACTATGTTAATAGTGTTTAGAAAACTTCTGCAGAAGTGGAGAATCTTTCGTATCATGCAACAAGGCAATGATATATTAGAAAGTAATCCAACTATACAGAATAGATTTGAGGAACAAGAAGATTGGTGTGAGCACCTTGAAGATAGAGTGGGAGTTTTAGAGCAGTGGGCTCATCCCAAGTGCGGTATCGAAGAATTTGATGGGTATGATACTTTAATAAAAAGAATTGAACAATTAGAAAATAAGTGAAACTAGAAGTTAGTGTACATAAAGAACATGACATAGTAGGACATATTCCTAATTTTTTATCTGATGAAGAAATAACTCAGCTTTATGAGATAAACAAGGATAGGAAGTGGCCTTTAGCGGCAACACGATGGAGTGGTTATAACTCCAAAATACGCAAGTGTAAAAAGAGAAGTCGGATAGAGTTTCCATTCTATGATAAATTAAAGAAAGCAGTAGACTTATATAACAATAACACATATAAGTTTCATCTCTACGACGAAAGAAAGATGCACGAAATAAACATGGTTCGATATGATGAACCTGGGATGCACTTTAGAGCTCATAGAGATTATAGACCTGGGTTGAAAGAAATCCATACAGGAATGACTACTAGAAAGATAAGTCTTAGTATTCAACTGAGCCATAGTCATGAGTATGAGGGCGGTGATTTAGAGATAGTAGAGAGCTATACTACTCCTGATGTCTTTATAGATAGTAATTTCCCACCTGAGTTCTTAAAACAAAGAGAAACATTTAGACACTCTTTTCCTACAATTAGAGAGAAAGGCTCTCTTACAATATTTACATCAATACATGAACACGAATCTAGACCACTAATATCAGGTAAACGAGATATTATAGTAGGATTCTTTAGAGGTGCAGGAGCACCATATTAAATGATTATACAGCTTAATAATGAAGTTAAAGAAATTGCTCTTGATATACTAGATTTTCCTCTTGATATGAGAGACACAATGTTCCCTTTCTGGCATGCAGTACCATTGTATAGAAAACATTCCAACTTAGAGGACTATTCATTCACTTATCCTAAGTGGTATAACCATTCAAAACATTTTTTAGATTTACTTAAACATCCAATTGATAGTAGAAAACCTACAAAGGTTGTTGCTATGGAAGCAAATGAAAAATCAATACAAGTACCAATTAGAAGTACAGTAGTAATATTTTCTTTAAATAAAAAACATGCTTCAGTAGTAATTGGAAAAGATAGAAATAATCTAGACCAGACTCTAGATATACCAAACTACGAACAATTTAATTGGAAAAAACATTATGTAGTCAATACTCCTTTGCATTGTGATACAGGTGCTATTATTGGTAATAAGTTTTTTCATTCTATTCACGCATCAAACGGAGCAAAGATATTATATGTCAAATACGATTAGATTATTTATAGGCACAAGTGAGAAAGAAGATTGGTTAGCTGAACAGGTATATCTTTATTCTATTTATAAAAATTTGCCGAGCAATCAAGAGATAGAGATAACATTCTTACGACCATCAATGTTTCCAAACTGGGATAGAAGATATTGGGGGACACCTTTTACTTGCTTTAGATATGCAGTTCCAGAGCTATGTAATTTTAAAGGTAGAGCTTTATATACAGATGTAGATATGATAAACTTTAGAGATATTTCTCATTTATTTAATACTAAGTTGAATGGCAAACCTTTTGGATTTGTATGGGATGCTCAGCAAGATAATGGAAAGAAAGGAGCAGACTTAGGTGTACCAAGAGGTTGGTGGTGTGATAGTGTAATGTTATTCGACTGCGAGAAAGCAAAACCATATATGGATAGTATAAAAGATATGGAAGAATGGAGTGCAAAAACTAGTAAAAGTTATAAGTGGGAATTTGGTGAAAAATTAAATATGCCATTTAAACAAGAGTCAAAAGAATACATTGAACCATTAGATTCAAGATGGAACTGTTTTGATGGAGTAGACCCCTCAATAGTAGTACCAGACCAGCATATGAGAGACTTTTGGCAGAAACCTCAAATGTCATTAGATTTTATGTGGCAACTACATTTAACAGGACTTAGCTATCAACCATGGCATCCTAGGTATAATTGTTTTGCTAAAGCTACTCATTGGAGACAAGATTTAATGGAAGTATGGTGGGACTATGCTAATATAGTAAGACAGATGAGAAAAAATGGATAGTAGTCTTAGTTTAGATAAATTACTACAGCCGATTGGACTTAAACGCTTTTTAGAAGAATATAAAGATAAGAAACATTTTGTGATTAAGTCTAAAGAAAACATTTTTGCAAATCATTTTAGTTGGGAAGAATTAGATAACTATCTAAACCAGTACAATATACAATCATGGGATAGAACTCCCCAACTACAAGTAGTATTACCTAATGGTAACAAATGGTGTAAGAAAAAATCACCAGAAAAGAAAACTAGAGAAGAATTACTAAAACTTTGGAGAGATGGAAGTAGTTTTATTATTACACTTTCTGAATTTTTAAACAAAACAATGTGGAATCAGACTAGAGAGTTTGAAAAACACTATGGTATTGGGCAGGCTAATATATACTGCTCTAATCAAAAAGATGCTAAGTGTTTTCCTATTCATGCAGATTCTACAGACAATTTTCTTTTCCATGTAAGTGGAAAGATAAGATGGTATATTTATAAAGATTTTGCTCCGAAAGATAAGGAGAATGAAAGACTCCGTCCTAATAAACATACTCCTGAATTATTGGAAGTTATAGAGTTAGATGACGGCGATTTATTATATATACCTGCTAAGCAGTATCATAAAGTAGATACGCTAAGCCCAAGAATATCAATTAGTTTTCACTTCAGAGAACCTTATGAAGGCAAGAAGTCACATTCGGAGACAGGAGCGAGAAAGAAATGGTACAATTGGGAGCCAGGAGAAATTTATGGCAGAAGCAAGTAATCAGTTCTCAGGCGATATGTCTAGGAATGAGGTAGAAATAGACCTTAATAAGTTTATGGAACTCGTCACCGAAAACAGTAATCTGAAAGCTGAAATATTAAAGTTAGAAAACGATAAAGAACCAGAAAATCCGTGGCAACGCTGGATTTGGCTATCTTCTATGATAGACGCTTGGAGAATCTTTCCTCGTTTATTTCTAACAGTATACATTGTATTACTTTATAAGTGTACAATATGGTTTATGGATTTACCAGAACCTTCAATGGAGCAGTCAGGTTTGATTAGTATCGTTGTAGGGGCAGGTGCAGCATGGTTTGGACTATACGCTGGAACAGCTAAAGATAAGATAAACTCAAAATAAATCTTGACAAGTGTTGAAACTTTCTGTATAATATATGTATGATTAAGATTACAGAAACAAAACATAAACCGACTAAATCAGATAAGCCATGCAAATACTGTGGAACTACAGAAAATGCAGATGGCTTATGTGGTGTCTACAAGTGCTGGAAATAGATGAATTTATTTTATCTAGACCAAGACTTAGACAAATGTGCCGAGTACCACGTTGACAAACACATTGTGAAAATGCCTCTCGAGGCAGCGCAACTTTTGTGTACCGCTATATGGGTTGACGAAGTACTGGGATTTGTACCTCGTGCGCTTGACAAGGACGAACGAGAAGTACTAAACAGTAAGAAAGCCAAGATAAAGCATCTTCCTATGGAAGAGCGACCTCTTACCCCTTATCTGCCGATGATGTATAATCATCCCTGCACGATTTGGGTTAGGTCATCATTGGATAACTTTGAGTGGGCTCATTGTTACGCTAACGCGCTCAACGATGAGTACCACTATCGTTATGGAAAACAGCATAAATCTATCGTAGAAGTAGTAAACAAACTACCTGAACCAAAGAATATGCCTAGGCTAGGACAAACTCCTTTCCTCATGGCTATGCCTGATGAGTTGAAAAACGAAGATGATGTTATACAATCGTATCGAGATTATTATCACCTAGACAAAGCAACCTTTGCCGAGTGGAAATACAGAGATAAGCCTAGTTGGTGGAATGAAGATTACGCTGACTATGATAAGAGGATAACCAGAGTATGATAAAAGTTAAACTGGGCAAAGGAGCCCTTATGTTTAAAGAAGGAACATCAGACGAAGAAATCAATAAGAAATTATTAGAGTATTCGCAGTTTCAAGTACTAAAACGACCAATAGTGGTCAGAAAGAGCAATGGGGATGAATACCAAATGCTAAATGGAGTAAGATTAAATGGCAAAAAGCACTAAAACAAACTTTTTAGACCAACTAATAGGAGTAAAGGAACCAACAGTGGAAACAATGGAACATAGTCAAGTATTAAAACAAAACTTAGAAGCACAGATGGCAGGTGTCGAAAATGATATTGTCAATCTAAAAGCTCAACTTGCAAAGAAACAAGAATATCTAGCTAAGTTAGAGGGCGGACTGGAAGTAATAGACGAACTCACTAAGCATGATTCACATAGTTGATAATTTCTATCCAAACCCAGACGAGGTAAGAGAAAACGCATTAAGAATGTACTTCTACCCAGGTCGTAGAGGTAGAAAGATGGCATTTCCTGGAGATAGAACTATAGCTACTTTCTCAAATGAGAATAGAAATTTCATCAAGAATAGATTTGAAACAACTATTGGAAAAAAGATAACTTACTTTCCAAATAAAAACTCCAATGGAGCATTTACTCTTGGACTTAAGAAGAACAATGAGTTTCTTAATTGGATTCATCATGATTGTTCGGGATTTTTAGAGCGAACAACAGAAAGTGTTGATGGACAAGCTTGGGCT